ATATTGTGTCTAAGTGTACACGCCCTGATGGTACTATTGACCTTTCAAAAGCTGAAGCATTGTTGTCTAAGTTACCTGCGGAAACTACAAATGCTGATGGTATTCCCGAAGCTAACCTGCCTATCTCGCAGGGAGACAACCCCGACTTAGCAGACCTGTCACCCACTATGAAAAGTGTGTTACCTATGGTTGGTGGTGCTATCTATCAGTTAGGTTTTAAGGATGCACAGATTACTAGTGGCTACCGCACGGCAGAGCATAATGCATCTGTGGGTGGTGTACCCAACTCAGAGCATACCCAAGGCAATGCTGTGGATATTTACTTAGGTGACAATGTGGACGAAGCACAGGCAAATAAAGCATTGTCTTATTTTAAGCAATACTTTGGTGAGGTCTTATTCCATGATGCTGGCACAGGTAGACATCTGCACCTTGCTGATTACCATGGTGGCATGAAAGCTGCTAATCCTAAAGAGCAGTCTGCTGCTGCCTATAACCCCCAGCGTGTCAATAAGATACGTCAGGCTATCTATGCTAAACAGGCACAGGCTCAGCGTGTTAAGGCTCAACGTGATGCTGAGGAAAGAGACAGAATCAATATGGCTCTTTTGCAGACCAATGACCCCAACGAGCAACTACAGATTATTAATAGCTCTAACTTGCCAGCAGCAACTAAGGCTACTATGGCTCGTACTATTACACGCCAAGCACGTCAGGCTGCTAAAGGCTATGGTAATGATGCAGAAGCTAAACATTTTTGGTCATATGAAAATGGCTATCAATATATTAAAGACACACAGACATATGCTGAATGGTACAAAGCTTATCAAGACCCTGATGTTGATGGTGATTCTGATGAGTATAAGGCTTTACAAAAGAGAGCTAATAGAGCTACAGCAAGACTTAATGCCCTGCTAGAGTTTAAAAAGAAACGTGGGTATATCCCTAGTGAGCAGGAGACAACACAGTCTACCTCTACATCAAACTATGACCCATCAAATGATACCCCTACTCTTTCAGATTATGACCAACAGATAGCTCAATTAAAAATCTTAGTCAATAGTAACCCCACTGATGATAGAGGTGTTCCTTTAGATGAAGACCAAATTCACCACAGAGTTGAGGTTCTTGCACAACAAGCAGGTCTTGATGTAAACAAAGTTTTACGTGATGTCTTTGGTGCTGAAGGTAATATAAATGATATGCTGGCAGATGCTAGAGGGGAATAGGAGGAATTATGGCTAAATTTGATATGTATGATGCATGGCATAAGATGGATGATGATTATGTCAGTGGTGTTGATTTACAAGCCAAAGGACAAGAACAGCTCTCTAATACCAAAGTTAACCCCTTGCATGATTTAGCAGAGAGTGTTACTGAATGGATTGGAGACATGGACAAAGCAGGTCAGAAGCTTGCTGTGGCTGCTGGTGAAGCCTATAAAACAGGTAATTTTGATGCTATTGATGATATGTCTTTATCTGACGTTGATGCACCTTCCCCTTCTCCTGCCCAAGAAAAGGTTGCACAGGCTTTGCAGGATGCTGTGGATGATGCTCGCTATACTGCCACCAAAGACCCCCTCACTCTCATAGGTGATGTGGCAGGTGCTGCTAACCCTTGGATTCCTTTGGCTGTTCAAGTACCTATTATGGTACATGAGATGCAGAAGGCACAGGAGATTGAAAATGCCCCTGAGATGTCTGACCAAGCCAAAGCATCCCTACTCCCTATGTTGGCAGGTACTGTGGCAGCTTCTGTGACACATGGCGTGGGTGGTCTTTTATCTAAGGCTGCCCCTAAAGTCTCTAAGGTTATGACTACCCCTTTTGTGGGTAGTGGTATTGCAGCAGGTACAGTTCTTGCTATGGATGAGAATGTACGTAATTACGCAGCAGAACATCCTGCTCGTTTTGCTGTCAGCCAATTTTTGACCGATACTGCTATTGGTGCTAAAAAGCTTGCCAAAGCTGATTGGTCTGCCAAGACAAACCCCACTACTAATACAGAGGTTATTACTGAAAAGACGAACCCAACTACCTCTACTGTGGTTGAAAATAAATCAGCAGAGCTTGCTAATAAAGCTATTGGTGAGCCTACAACTACTAAGATTAGTGAGATTAGACCTATAATCACCAAAGAATCTAAAACTGTCACACCTAAAGAGGAGGCTTTCCCTGAGCGTCAGCCTAATATTGTAAAGTCTCAGGAGATGTTGGCTGACCAAATAGCTGATGAGATTAAGGAAGCACGCAGACTGCCTGAAGTACAGCAGGGTGCATATGGTGATAAGCTGACGTATAGTAAAGATAATCTTTATCCTAGAAATGTTTCTGTCAATGAGATATGGCAGACTTTCAAATTACTTGTGCCTATTAGACCGAATGGCATGGGTAATAGACCTGATAGCACTTTAGGCTTCTTCAATACTGTTGGTAGGGGCATCCGTGTCCGTGGCTTTAAATCATGGTCTGTTATGTGCCATGAGCTTGGGCATGCTGCTTCTGATAAGTTTGGTTTTGCTAAAGGTGCTGATGTAGAGATGGAACTTGCCAAAGGTGCACACTCTATATGGTCTCATGGTGAATATGGTAACTTTAATTCTCCTGAAGGCTTCTCTGCCTATATTGAAGAAGGCAGAGCTGCCTTTATGAATGAGTATATGATTAACCCTGAGATGGCTAAGAAGCACTTCCTCCTCACCTACGATGCCTTTGAACAGGCTCTTGCCACTGATATGATATGGCAGACACACATGAATACTATCGGGCAGCAGGTGCGTAGATGGGGTAACATGAATGTTATGCAAAAAGCCATTGGTACTACTCAATGGGGTGACACAACCAACACAGGTATTGCGCAGAGAATATCTGATGCAAAAGATAGCCTTGAAGCAGGTTATGCAGATGAGTTTGCTCCCCTGCGTAATGTTAAGAACACTTGGGAAAAGGTTTATGGTGTAAAGACAGCTATTGAAAATGACCCTGCTATTCTTGCACAGCGTGCTAAAGAATCTATCAATGCTTCTGAGTTGACACTATTTAATGGAAATGGTTTCAGTACTGATGTTGCTGTTCAGCAGTTAGCTAACAAGTTTAGAACACCTTTGAATAATATTGTCTTTTCTGATATTTTTCTCCCCTTTACTGTGGGAGGTGAGCGTGGTGTTGTCTTAAAACAATGGTTGGAAAAGGCGGGCATAAAAGATTATTATGAAGCCTTTAGCAAATATCAGGGAGCTAAACATGAGCTGGAAGTTATCAACATTAAAAATGCTGAGCGTATCAAGAAGTATGAAGATACTATTAAGGCTTTAGATGTAAAGAATCCTTTATATTTAAAGCAGAAGCAAAAGCTTATTGAAAAAATTAAAGATATTAAAGATGGTGTGGATGATTATGCCACTTCCATGTCACGTCAGGAAAATGAAGCCATTCTCGCAATGTGCAAAGACATCCCTGAGTTTGAAGAAGCTTCTCAACTGTGGAAAGCATGGAATGATAATGTCTTGCGTATTGCGGTTGCCGGGGGTATCTTGAAAAAATCTACAAAAGATTATTTTCAACAGACATATCCTGAATATATTCCCATGAAACGTGACTTCACTATTGAGGGTGATTTGAGTGCACATGGTGATATTAGGCACGTACTGACCGAAGAAGGCTCTTCTCGTGTTGTAAAAGACCCTATGATGCAAGCAGTACTTGATATGAAAACTGTTGTGTCTAAGGTTGAGCGTAACTATGTCGGTCAGGCGTTGGCTAAAATGGCTAATGGTGAATATGGGCATTATCTTATGATGAAAGTCCCTGATGGTAAAGAAGCCAAAGCACACCAAATTATCACTGTATGGGAGAAGGGCAAACCTACTTATTATCAATGTACAGCCGATGGTTTGTATGATGCCTTTACCTCTACCAATAAAGCTTTTGTGCAGATGAATCTTGATGTCATTAGTGCCACGATGGAGACATTAGCAACCACATTGCGAGTTGGTGCTACTAATACCCCTGCTTTCGCTGCATGGAACTTAGAGCGTGACTTATTGGATGCTACTATTTTAAATGCAGATGGGCGTGGAAAAAGAACATCCATTGCTGCTCCACTTGAATTACTGTGGGATGGTATGACAGTTGCCCTTAGTGATACTAAAAGGTTTGGCATTGGTAAGGCTATGGCACATTTAGACAAAAATAATGCTGCCAACAAAAATATTAAAGCTGAGTATATGACACAAGGTGTACAATATACCACAATGCTTCATACCCCTAAAGATATTACTAAGCATCTCCGTAAGATTGCCACTCCTAAAAGTGACCTTGACAAAGTAAAAGATATAGCTTTAGAACCTCTCAGGACACTCATTGCTTTTAATGAGACTTGTGAACAATTAGCACGCATGGGATTATATAAGCGTGTAAAACAACGTGGTGGTTCCGCTATTGAAGCAGCTACTGTAGCTTCTGATAGTACTGTAAACTTCATGCGTAGTGGTACAGTAACTAAAAAGTACAACAGAGTAATCCCCTTTTTCAATGCTACTATTCAGAGTGGTCTTAAATTCATTAAAGAATGGAAGAAAGACCCTATCGGTGTTGCACTTGCTTCCTTTAAATACATAACAATACCTACTCTTATAATGTATTTTCTTAATAAGGATGAAGAGTGGTATAAGGATATGCCATTAGACCAAAAGAATAAAGCATGGTATATAAAGATAAATGGTACTATACATTCTTTTGCCAAACCTCCTGTTTTAGGACAACTCTTTGGCTCATTACCTGAACGCATATTAGATGTTGCTTTAGAGGATGATACCAGTGATGCACCTAAGGATTGTCTAATACAAGCAGTACAAGGTTTCTTCCCTGCTTATACATCACCTGCTATTGAGAAGCTATATGAGTGGAAAGCTAATTACAACTTCTATAAAGGCAGACCAATCGTTGACCAGCGTTTAGGTAAATTAAGTGATGAGAATCAATATACCCCTTACACTTCTGAATCAGCTAAATGGGTTGGACGTACTTTTAGCGTCTCTCCTATGAAAGTGGATAATACCTTTTATGGACTGACAGGCTCTTTAGGTTATGCCTTTAATGCTTTAGTTGATTGGGGTCTCAAAGAAAATGAGACTGCGGATAAGAAGTGGACAGAATACACACGCTTTAATTACACTGAGGGTGGTAGACAAACACGTAGTCAGGATGTATTCTTTAAGGCTATTGATAAATTAGAGAAGCAATCTAATGATGCTAAACGCTTGGGTAAACCTCTTAAAGACACTAAAGCCTTTGAGGGTATGAAGGAAGCAAGAGAGATGGCTAAACTTGTTACGAATGGTATCACTAAGAATACTAAAGCTTCTCGTAAGCTTGGTAAATGGGCAAGTGACCCTGATGTTAGAAGAGGTCTTAAGAATATTGAAGCTGACCCAAAACTTAGTGGTGCTGAGAAGCGTGCTAAGATTGACAAACTAGTAAAGATTAGAAACAATATTTACAGAACTGCCAATAAGAAATATCTTAAGTACAAATATATACAATCACCTGAATAATGTAGTATAATAGATGCAAGGAGGGTTGCAAATGAAATTTTTGAAAGAATTGACATTGCCTCAATGTCTTCTTATTATTTTTATACTATACCTGATAGTATGCACCCCTATTGCATCTCACTTATTTTCTATACTTTTTATATTAGTAGATACAGTATATAAAATCTGTGGGTTCTTTTTAGTTGCTACTTTTTTGCTATGCTTTGCTTATGGTACTTATCAACAATGGCACAAAAAGGATATGAAAGGTATCTTAATCTTAACCCCTATTTTTATTTTCATTGTAGTAGTACCTGCTGCAATCATGCTCTATGGGTGGTATCAAGACCATATAGACACATTTTCTTCCTTTTCGCAACAAGCTGATGCTCCTAAGCAAAAGCGTGAGCCTATCACATTAGAAGAACTAAACAAAGCGGCTACACAACTAGAGCATGAAAACAATGAATACATTATATCTGACAAGAGGTGATTTATGATGAGAAAATGTGAAATAATAAGTGCTATCTTATTCTGTATACTCATAGGGCATATGATACTAAGAAGTATAGTAGGTAAGGTAGCAACTAACAGCATGGTATGGACTATGATACTGCTTATTATATCTTGTTGGATAACAGGTATTGTTGATTGGCGTGCTAAAAGTTTAAGAGCTATCCCTTTTCTAGGCGTGGCAGGGGTTTTAACTTTTATTTTTATCTCTAGTGTTGTTACTGCTGTCTTCAGGTGAGGTACTATAAATGAAGTACATTCAAAATTTCACATATGCGATGTTTCTGCTTTATTACTGTATTCCACATAGTGCAGCAGGTTATTTTTTCATGTCTTTGTATATTCTGCTTGCATCTTTAGGTTTAAGTATTTACCACATCAAAGAAAAAGCATATATAGAGGGTACACCTTTTTATTGCTTCTTTCTGTGGTTTACTTTCCTTTATGCAAGGGATTTACTTTAACTAACACCCCGAGGTGATTCCAATGTACAGCTACTAACTTCATACTTATCCATTGTTCCTTTTCTAGACAATGAAAGGAGTTCTGTCCCATGGAATTAAGTGCTGATATTCAACGTGAAATACAGCAACAGTTTAAAAATAGCTATGCCCAACTTTTAGCGGACATAACTCGCATTTATGAGCAAGGTGCTATGCGTGATGCTCTCACCGGACTGTACAATAAGCAAGCCTTTGAGCGTGACAGTACCACTAATCACTTAGGTTTCGTTGGTATCCTTTTCGCAGACATCAATGGTCTGAAATATACCAATGACCACTTTGGACACAGTGCAGGGGATAAGCTGATAAAGGACTTTGCAGCTAAGCTTAAGGAGACCTTTATCTCCCCTGTTTATAACTGTTATCATATATCAGGTGATGAGTTTATAGTAGCTGGGTTCGATATTAAAATCCATGAGTTCCTTGGAAGTGTATTGTCTTTCCATAAGTCCCTATGGGATAAAGACAAACCTCCCCTAGCTGCTTTAGGCTACTCTGCTGGTGTCTTCTCGGATATTGCAGAAATCACAGAGTATGCCGAAAAAGCAATGTATGAAGACAAACAAAAATTTTATGATAATTTTCCTCAGATGAGGAGATAATAAATTGAATTGGTGACCGCTGGCTCTTTTAGAGCTGGTGGTCTTTTTATTTTGTAAAGGAGATGATTAATATAGCTATTAAATTGGCTACATCTATTACTTACACAGCCGATGGTTCTCAAACAAATTTCTCTGTGCCTTTTGATTATTTGCGTCCAGCCTTTGTCCATGTGTCTGTTAATGATGCAGAGGTTTCCGAGGGATTCACTATAAGTAATCGTATGGTTATGTTTGATTCTGCACCAGCTAAAGATGCTGTGGTGCATATCTATCGTAACACCCCTACCACTCGATTGGTGTCTTGGGCAGATGCAAGTATCCTGAAGGCTATAGATATGACGATTGCAGAGGTACAGCAGTTACACATCTTAGAGGAGGCAAACGATTGGTCTAAAACTCATTCTATTGTTTTTGATGAGGAAAGGGGTGTATGGCAAGGACGCAACTATCGTGTGTCTAATGTGTCTGACCCGACAGAAGCACAGGATGTTGTAACCAAGAATTACTTAGAGAACACCGAGGATTCCTTTGTTCAGCGCATGAACGCTATCAAGACACAGACTGAACAATTTGCTAACACAGCAGGTAACAGCAAAGATAGTGCCTATAAGAGTGCACAGTCCGCTAGTGTATCTGCTGCAAGTGCTGCTGAAAGCGCAAAGTTAGCCGAAGGCTACAAGAACATAGCTGAAACTGCTAAGAGTGATGCGTCCCTTTATGCTGCCAACGCTAAGACCTCTGCTGATAATGCAGGTGCTAGTAAAGAAGCAGCTCAATCTGCTGCTACTACTGCTAGTAACTTTGCGTCTGCTGCAAGAAACAGTGCGAATGAAGCACAGACCTACAGGAACAATGCAAAAACCTACATGGACAATGCTAAAAATTATAGTGAGAATGTTAATGTGTTTGTTCCTAGTGTGTCTACGGAGGGTGTCTTAAGTTGGACGAACAAAGCTGGACTGACTAACCCCAAAAGTGTGAATATTAAAGGCGCAAAAGGTGATACAGGTACTGCTGCGTCTATCAAGATTGGTAGCGTGACTACAGGTGCAGCAGGTAGTAATGCAAGTGTTACCAATAGTGGCACTGCTAGTAATGTTGTTTTGAATTTTACGTTGCCTAGAGGTAAAGATGGTGCTGATGGTGGCGTTACTGTTGATGCTGAACTGTCTGATACTTCCACTAACCCTGTCCAAAATAAAGCTATCTATAATGCACTGCTGAATAAAGTCGGGACTGATATTTTCTCTGGTTTTGCTTTACTTGGTGGAGCTACTAAAATAAAGTGGCGTGAAGGCACACAGTTTATTGGGGCAATCAACGCTGCAAATTATAGTGGCACGGCTAGGGCAGCAACCCATGATGGTGATGGTAATAATATCTCTACCACTTACGCTAAGAAAACTGATATAAGTGGGATGGTTAAAAGTGTAAATAATATTAAGCCCGACAGCAACGGCAATGTAACTATTGAAGTTAGTGGTAGCGGTATTAGCACATCAGAATCTAACACGTGGACGGCACAGCAGAATTTCCATGCCCTTATGCTCAGCCGAGAGAAGTACACTACTTATGTTGTCAATGGCACATCCGATACACCTATAACCTCCACGATGGTTTATGCTGTGACAAGTGCATTTACCCTTGACCTTTCTGTTTTGGCTGGGGCATTGAGTGCTAGTCAATCGTCTGTGTTTACTGCATACTTTGCTGCAAATGCAGATTACAGTTTGACTATAAGCAATGCAGGAAAATTAAAATATGTTGGTAGCGCAAGTGACGTAGCTATTACAAGTGCAGGATTGCTCCTTAACATTTGGATGAGCAAAGATGGTGGAGGTACGTTGACGAGCATTGTACAAGCTAACAAGTTAGGAGGTGACGTATAATGGGACTTAATCGTATGATGATGGGAAAAGGTGGCGTAAAGGTTGAAGATGGTAGCAAGAAGTGGGATTATAATGAAGCAAATAATAAAACAATTTCTTTTACTGTTCCACCGGGGGTTAAAAGAATCAAAGTAACATCGTCTATTGATGGGGGTGAGGGTGACCCCGATTTATCCAACTATGCTAACATAAAGAATACATCAACCAATAAAGTTTGGGGTGAGGGTTGGTTTTATACTACCCCTGAGGGTGAAGTCGATGATGCCGCAGATATTGATTCCATTGTAGGCGTAACACCCAATAAAACTTATAGATTGCTGTTTAATTGCTATTATACAAGTGGTGTGACTTTTTCATGGGGTAAAGCAATAAATGCGATGACACCCACAGTTGAAGATTATTAAGCAAAGGAGGAACAAAATGCAAACAAAATATAAATACAAAGACAAAACATATACTCATATCTACCCTTTGTCAGAAGCCTTAGGGCAGGAAGGTATCTTTATTCCTCTCTCCATTTCCGAAGAAACCCTTTCCAAATTGGGTGTCGAAGTGACACACGAGGAAGAACCTTTAGAAGTTATTAAGCAACGTAAGATTACAGAGCTGAAATATCAGCGTGATGAAGCAGAGGTAGAGCCTATTGCCTACCAAGGCTACTCTTTTGACTATGATAGTAAAGCGAGGGAACGCATTAGTGCAGCTATTGTTGCCCTTGAAGTCTTAGGTGCTTCCGTCACCCTCACATGGACAACCGCAGATAATAAAGATGTAAAAGTAACTGCATCTGACCTGCGTGGCATTATTGCACAGGTGGCGTTGAGAAGCGACAAGCTCCACATAGCTTATAGAAAAGCTAAAGAAAAAGTGGAAACCGCTACAACCAAAGAAGAAGTTGAAGCTATCAATTTATTTTAATTAAGTAAAAGACAGGGTTGTTGTCTCCCCTTAGGGGTTTGGGTGGGCAGAAAGGAGTTATCATGGAAAAGAATCGTAAAAAGGCACGTGCTTGGCTTAAGTCCTCTACTCTCACTGAGTACAAGGTTATCACTACCGAAGCCAAACTCACACCAAGACAACAAGACATACTCGACAAAATCATCATTAGTGACTACTCCCAACAAAAGCTTGCTATGGAGTACCACGAGGATGTGTCTTGTATCAAACGTGCCTTAAGACAAATATATGACAAAGTATATCTTGTCCTTTTCAAGTAACTTTATAGTCATTTAGTTACAACTTTCAATTCCTAAATTCATGTTATCATAATAGCAGGAGGTGACTAGTCACTATGCAATATAACATGAACCAAAACAAACTTATGCAAATGATGATGATGCAAGCCTTAAAACAGGTTTCCCCTGAACTGTTAGCAATGGTTGAGGAAGAAGCTCGTAAGCGTGGTATGTCTGACGAAGACATCAATGCAGGTAAAGCATACATCAACCAAGTTCAAAAAGGAGTTGAAAAGTAATGGAAATGGCTAATGCTGGCGTAGGTCTCGGTGATGCCCTGATGCTCGCCAAACAAGGTTCTAATGGTAATGAGATGTGGAATAACCCCTTTGTTTACCTTATCCTCTTAGCTGCCTTTGGGGGTGGTTTTGGTGGTTTCGGTGGTTGGGGTGGTAATGGTTCTGCTTTCCAAGGTGCTGTAACTCGTGCAGAGCTGTCTGAAGGCTTAGACAACCAAGACATCAAAGCTAGTCTGCGTGGTATCCAAAGTGGTATGTGCGACGGCTTCTATACTGTGGGCATGAACGAAAAAGAAACCGGATACAAAGTAGCTAGTGTCGGTGAGAGTATCAATCGTAACATTGATGCCCTGCGCTTTGAGGGTGCTGCAAACACCTGTAAAGTTACCACTGCTATCCATGAGGAAGGCGAGAAAACTCGTGCTCTGATTACCTGCAACACTATGCAAGCTCTGCGTGATAAGCTGGCAGACAAAGATAGAGAACTCCTCTATCTGAAACTTAAGGCACCTGCTACTACCACTACTGCTGCATAATGTTACCGAGGGTTGGCTAGAAGCTGACCCTCTTTTATTTTATTATGGAGGATATTATGGACAATGAAATTGTAAAGACAACCCCTCCTATTGGTGTCTCCACCCTATCCCTCATGGGTATCCCCTTATCTGATTGGGTGTATATTGTCACCATTATGTATGTCTTGATTCAGATTTGGGTCTTGCTGTATAAGACCTTTTTTAAAAAGGAGGAATGTAATAAGTGAAATTATCTGCTCATTTTGATTCTAGTGAATTTGCCTGTAAGTGTGGTTGTGGCGGTCTCCACAATGGTGCTGACATCAACCCACGGCTTGTACAGGTATTAGAGCGTATGCGTGCTATCATCGGTAAACCTTTGGTGCTGTCCTGTGGTTATCGTTGCCCTACCCACAATGCTGAGGTAGGTGGTGTGTCTAACAGCCAGCATATCTATGGTACTGCTGCAGATGTGCAATGCCCTGATGGTGTTATGTTGCAGTCTTTGTATGATGCTGCGGTAACTGCTGGTGCTGATGGTATTGGTATTTATAGCTGGGGTGTCCATGTGGATGTCCGTGGTTATACTGCACGTTGGTAAGATTTACGAGGGAGCTTAGTCTCCCTCTTTTTTATTTTTAAAGGAGGTCTATATAGATTTGAAAATTAAGAAACGTGATGGGTCTCTCGTAGACTTTAATAAAGACAAAATCATTAATGCTATCTCTAAGGCTGGCTATGTGCCATTAAAGCTGAAAAAGACTATTGCTACACTCATCGAAATGGCAGCAAAAAAAGAAACACTAACTGTGGAGAAAATACAAGATTTTGTAGAAACTGAGCTTATGCTTAACTACTACCCTGAGGTAGCTAGAGAGTATGTGCGTTACCGCTATAAACGTGAGCTTATTCGTAATACCAAAGGTGCTTTGAGTGAAGTGCTTGATATTGTCAACCTCAGCAACCAAGATGTGAATGAGGAAAACTCTAATAAGAACCCTGTTATTTTGTCTACCCAACGTGACTATATGGCAGGTATGGTCTCTAAGGAACTCTCTGAAAAGCTGTTGTTCCCACCGGATGTAATGAAAGCACATAAAGAAGGTATCATTCATGTACATGATATGGACTATGCTATCCAAAAGATGTACAACTGTGCTCTGTTAGACATGGAAGATATGCTTCAAAATGGCACTGTAATCAATGGTACGATGATTGAGAAGCCACACAGCTTTGCTACTGCTTGCAATATTGCTACTCAGATTATGGCACAGGTTGCTTCTAACCAATATGGCGGACAAAGTGTGTCGGTAGCACATTTAGCTCCATTTGTCAATATCTCTAGGAAAAAAATTAGAGAAGAATTTATACGGGAATTAGAGCATTTTGAGGTTTTTGATGATGGGGATGTGGGCACATCTTTGATGATTAAAAAAGTTGTAGAAGAAAGATTAAAGAAAGAAATCACTAGAGGTGTTCAAACCATGCAGTATCAGATTAATACTCTTATGACATCAAATGGTCAGACACCTTTTGTTACATTGTTTCTGTACCTCAATGAAGCTAAGAGTGCACAGGAGAAGAAAGACCTTGCTATGGTTATTGAGGAAATCATTCGCCAACGCTATCAGGGTGTCAAGAATGAAAAGGGTGCATGGATTGCTGCTGCATTTCCTAAGCTGATTTATGTCTTAGAGGAAGACAACATCCGTAAGGGTACTCCCTATTATTACCTCACAGAGATGTGTGCTAAATGTACTGCTAAGCGTATGCAACCTGACTATTTGTCTGAGAAGATTATGCTGAAGAATAAGAAGACCGAAGATGGTGTGGGGCATTGCTACCCTCCTATGGGATGCAGAAGCTTCTTGACACCCTATCTTGACGAAAAGGGTAAAGCCAAATTCTATGGTCGCTTCAACCAAGGTGTAGTTACTATCAACCTTGTGGATGTAGCGTTATCTGCTGATAAAGACATAAATAAATTTTGGTCTATCCTTGATGAGCGTTTAGAGCTGTGCCATAAAGCCTTGCGTGTAAGACATCAAAATCTTAAAGGTACAATCTCCAATGTCTCCCCTATCCATTGGCAGTATGGAGCCATTGCTCGCCTGCAGAAGGGTGAGAAGATTGATAAATTATTGGAGAATGGGTACTCCACTATCTCCCTTGGCTATGCAGGTCTCTATGAGTGTTGCATGGCAATGTTCGGTAAATCCCATACTGACCCGGCTGTGAAACCCTTTGCACTCTCTGTCATGCAACACCTTAATGATAAGTGTGCTGAATGGAAAGCTAAGGAGCACTTAGGCTATAGTGTCTATGGTACTCCTATGGAGACCACCACATATAAATTTGCTAAGTGTCTTCGTAACCGCTTTGGGGTGATTAAGGAAGTCACTGACCATGACTACATCACTAATAGCTACCATGTGAATGTACGTGAGCCTATTGACCCCTTCACCAAGCTTCAGTTTGAATCTGAGTTTCAACTGCTCAGTCCGGGAGGTGCTATCAGTTACATTGAGTGTGCTGATATGACCAAAAACATTGATGCAGTTATGGCTGTTATTCAATTTATCTATGACAACATTATGTATGCAGAGCTGAACACCAAGAGTGACTATTGTCAGGTCTGTGGTTATGATGGTGAGATTAAGATTGTCACAGATAATGGTAGATTGGAGTGGGAGTGCCCAAATTGTGGCAACAGAGACAAAACCAAGATGAACGTGACACGTAGAACCTGCGGATATTTAGGCAGTCAGTTTTGGAATCAGGGGCGTACTGAGGAGATTAGAGACCGCTTTATTCATTTAGGGGGTGACTTCCATGGCTAAAAAAGTGTATATCGCTGATATTAAGAACCCCTCACTCACTCGTGCTATCCGTTTAAAATGCATGGACTGTGCAGGTACTTCTGATAGCATCCGTGATTGTCATATCTGCAAGTGTCCTCTGTGGTCTTTCCGTTTTGGTAAAGGAACTGCTGCTGCTATCCGTACCTTATCTAAGACATATGATGTATGTCTTGTGGATACCAATAAAACAGATTACATTGAAGAATTAAAAGGTAAGAAGTTAAAACGCCCTCAGTAACGCCTGAGAGCCTATCTGAACATTTTAATTTTCTTGCCTATGTGATTATACCTATGGGAGTGTTTCAATGCTCAAATAGCACTCCCACCCCCTCTCAATCGTGTGAGAATTGATTTATGAATACAAAGGAGTGATAAACTATGCAGATAGATGAAAAACTGCTTGATAAGCTTGCTATAGGTGAAGTCAATGCCCTTTTAGAGGGTCTTGATGACCCGGAGCTACGTCGCAACCCTGCTTTTCTTGCTAAGGTGCGTGAGTTCTTAAAGCAGAACAAATTACAGACTACCCCCGAAACGCAAGGGGTACACAAGATTCAGAAGGTAGTGGAAGAGATTCCTACCTTTGATTTTGATGGGCAGGTGAGCTAATGTCTGAATGGACAGATGAACAGGTTGCCAAAGCTAAGGAGGACTTCAGGGTCTTCCTTTTTATTTTGTGGAAAATGATTGGTCTTCCTCCCCCCACCCCTATCCAATATGCAATGGCACATTACTTGCAGTATCCCCCTAGTGACCGCATTATTCTTGAAGCGTTCCGTGGTGCTGCAAAGAGCTTCATTACCTGTGCCTTTGCCGGATGGAGCTTATGGAATAACCCTCAGATTAAAGTAGAGATTGTGTCTGCTTCAAAGGAACGTGCGGATGCCAACGCTGTCTTTATTAAGCGTATCCTTAATGTCTTGCCTTTTTTAGAGCATTTAAGACCTGATACAACCAAAGGTAACAGAGACACAATGAACCTGTTTGATGTTGCCCCTGCTGTGCCTGACATCTCACCTTCTGTAAAGTCTGTAGGTATCTATGGTCAGATTACAGGCTCTCGTGCTGACCTGCTGATTGCAGATGATATTGAGATTCCCTCAAACTCTGCAACGCAGGTACAGAGAGATAAGTTGAGTGAAGCAGTTAAGGAATTTGATTCCATACTTAAACCTAATGGGCAGATTGTCTATTTAGGTACACCTCAATGTGAGATGTCTCTTTATAATGAATTGCAAAATCGTGGCTACTCCTGCACCATTATCCCTGTTATTTACCCTGAGGATAAAAAGGCTCGTGATAATTATGGCAGCAGGTTGCATACCTTCATTGCTGATGCTCTTGATAAAGACCCTACATTAGCAGGTAAACCTACTGACCCTTTACGCTTCAATGATGAAGAGATTTTCAAACGTAGGCTGTCCTATGGTAAAGCTGGCTTTGCCTTGCAGTTTCTGCTTGACACAAACCTCTCTGATGCTGAAAAGTATCCGCTCAAAGTGGCTGACTTTATTGTTGCTGACCTTGATATGGATGAAGCATCTATGAAGTGGGCATGGGCAAGTGGGTATGAACAACGCCTAAAGGATGTACCCTGTACTGCCCTTAAAGGTGACTTCTTCTATGCTCCTTTTGACAGGTCTAAAGAGACTGCTAAATATACAGGTACTGTAATGGCTATTGACCCTTCAGGACGTGGTGCGGATGAGCTTGCCTATGCTGTTATCAAAATCCTCAATGGTTACCTGTTCCTCATGGAAGTTGGTGGCTATCGTGATGGCTATGGTGATGATACCCTCAATATCTTAGCTAATAAGTGTAAGTTTTGGGGTGTGAATGATGTTGTCTCTGAAGCCAACTTTGGTGATGGTATGTGGGGGCAGCTCTTTAAGCCTGTGCTGAATAAAGTACACCCTTGCACCTACACAGAAGTCAAGAACAACAAGCAGAAAGAAGCTCGTATCATTGATACCCTCGAACCTGTTATGATGCGCCATAAGCTCATTGTCAACACCTCTGTTATCTATGATGATTATAAGGTATATGAGAATGACCAAAAGTATTCTTTAATCTATCAGCTCACAAGGCTGACTAGAGATAAGGGTGCGCTTGCTCACGATGATAGACTTGATGCTGTGACCATGGCTGTTGCCTTTTGGTTGGAGAGCTTAGACAGGGATGCTCAACAGGGTATTGATGAGCTTGAAGAAGAACAGCTTATGAAATGGTGGGATTCTGACTTTGGTATCCTACATAAAGAATATAATCCTGAGCTTGTTCCGGAACGCTATAGAAAAAGACAACCACAATTTGGAGGAGCTACTGTGGTTGATAACTTTTATAGCTAATGGGTCATATAAACCTGTGAAACTAATGGGTCACATACTCGATAAGAGTAGGAAAGGGACATTATATATACCTATAGATAACTATAGATACCTTATAGTTACTATAGATACCATATGACCTTATATGATTCCATATGTAACCCTTAGATACCCTTGGTTCTATAGATACTATAGATACCTAAGGGTAATTGTTATTATTACTAATAAACCTAATTAATAGATACTTATAGATACCCTAAGGTTTCCTATACCTCCTAAGGATTCCTTAGGGTATTTTTTATTATTACCTTAAATAACCTTCTTATAGGAGACTATATACCATGAAAGAAACCTTAATGAAACTAAAGACCTTCTTCCTCTATGGTCTTTTAATATCCATCCCCCTGTTTGTATTCTTGTGGTTCGTGGATACGCTATCCTCATCGTTCAATCCCGAATATAGACCGCTACTTGGCTTCTTGCAGATTGCAAACAGTCTGCTGCAAACCATTATAGGTATGTAACGCTATGTTTACCACGAGAACTAAGAATATAATTGCTCTTTTACTGAGCTTTGCTATTGGAGCTGGTTGCTGCTACTTATATCTAAGAGGAGACAACAAAGCTTCAGACCCCCTTCCGTCCAGCTCAGATTCTAAGGGTGGACTTTTGTCTACCACAGGAATCCATGCTGAGACCAAAGACACCCCCAAAGAAGAGGACTTGGTGTTGTCTAACAAATACGTCGCTGTTATTAATGGCGAGAAAGTGAGTGTGCCGATTGTTAAAAGAACTGCTGGTACTATTAATCAACCTGATAGCACTAGTGGCTCTGCTAATGATGCACCACCGGGAGTAAAGGCTACTGTAGAACAGACTGTAGACCTCACTCCTGTGTTGTCTAAACTGCGCCCCTCTTGGGAGCTGGGTGCAGGTGTGTCTTATGTAAATGAACGTGCATATGTTCCTATCTCTATCCAAAGGAACTATCAGGCTGATAAAGCACTAGAGCTTACTGTACTTGTAGATACAGATGGTAAAGCTAAGGGTGCTATGGTACAACACAAATGGCTGATAAAGTAAAGCTTATAACTGCCCAAGAAGCAGCTAAGATTCTAAGACAAAATAAACCCGACAAGATTTACCTGCTAGTGAGGTCTAAATGCTTGTCGGGTTTCAAATGTGGCAAAAGGTGGCTTATAGATGAGGATAGTGTCTATAAGTACATCAATAGGTGTCTTCTGAATCAATAGTGACCAAAATAGTGACCATGATTTGAAAAATGGCTTAACCATGAGCTTTACAGGCTCTAATGAAAATATTTTAACACACTTCGGCGTTTTATCCAATATGGATAGCGATAAATCTAGGCAAATTGGTGAACATTTTTCAGCTTTAGCTAAAAATAATTCGGAAAATCAGCCATAATGTAAGAATGGCCATCCTAAAAGATGACCATAATTTTATTGAACAGGAACCTTTATTATAACGCTTATTATTTGGCAAACTCTTGGCTTATCTTGGCAATAGCTCTTACCGTAGCGCGGATATCTGGCTGCGCCAGTATGCCGCTGACTATGGCTGCGCCGTCAGCGCCTGCCGCGCGCACCTCACGGTAATTGTCCGCAGTCACGCCGCCGATGCCGACAACAGGCAGTCCTTTAGCCTTACAAATCGCCGCCAGTCCGTCCGTACCCAGCTTTTTGACGTCTGCCTTGGTAGCAGTGCCGAAGACAGCGCCGCAGCCAAGGTAATCCGCACCGCTTTGCAGTGCCGCTTTAGCCTCCGCCGGATTGTGCGCCGAAACGCCGATGAGATAATCCTCGCCCAGAATCTTGCGTGCCGCAGCACAGGGAAGGTCGTCCTGCCCTAAATGTACGCCTGCTGCCCCCACTGCCATAGCGATATCTAGGCGATCGTTGATAATCAGCGGCACGTTAAAGCTGTCGCACAGTGCTTTCAGCTGCAGCGCTTCCGCGTACATCTCTGCGCTGGATGCTGTCTTGGCGCGGTACTGCACCAGCGTCACGCCGCCATCGAGCGCCTTACGCACGCAGTCTATAAGCGCCCTGCCCTGCAGGCAGCCATCGTCCGTAACCAGATAAATACTGTAATCAGGCTGTGCTTTCATCAGGACACCTTTTCCTCCGGCTTCAGGTTCACCAGATTCCACTTCGTAGTTACATGATAAATTGCGTCAATCAGGCGTACCTTGAACATGCCGGGGCCGTCCTTCTTCTCGAGGAAGTTGGCAGCCAGCTCGGCGCTCTGGCCCATAATAACAACGCCCAAGGCTGCAGCAACAAGCATATCCTTGGTAATAGCGGCGCAGCAGGCAACTAAGGTAGTAGTCATGCAGCCGCTGCCGGTGATGTCCTGCAGCAGCGGGTGACCGTTGTTCAGCACAACAGCCTGCTTGCCGTTGCTGATGTTGTCAATCGGGCCGGTGACAGCGAACACGCAACCGAATTTGGCAGCAGCATCCTTAGCGGTGCGCAATGCTTCGCCTTCTTCAGTACCCTGCTCCATGTTGTCCACACCACGGCCGCCAGTTGCACCCAGCAGCAGCGCCTGGCATTCGCTGTGGTTGCCACGCACGATGTCAATATAGCCTGCGTTCAGCAGCTTCAGCGCGAAGTTCAGACGCACGGAAGAAG